AATGGCGTGAATATGTCTCAGGTAAACAACCCAACTGCAACTGGTGTTGTTATTGAAACTCTTGGTTCTATTGGAATTGGAGCTTCTGTAACTATTATTAATGCAGGCATTGGATACACACCATCTGTTGGTTATGGAACATATACTGCTAATCTAACCACATTATCTGGATCTGGTTCTGGTGCAGTTGCCAACGTAACTGTTTTTAATGGCGGTATTACATCATGTTTTGTCACTAATGGTGGTGTTGGATATGCAGTTGGAGATGAACTTGGAATCACGACACTAGGAAGTACAACTCTTGGAAGAAATGCAAGATTTAGTGTTGGTATAATCTCTGCGATTAATGCCGTCGTTCTTGATGGTATTCAAGGTGACTTTAACACTGGTGTTGCGGCAACTATGGCATATATTGATCAGTCAACTGGTGCTACTACAACTTTAACTGGAATCGCTGCTGACTCGGTAACCGTAAATTCTAGTTTTGATGGACTTCACTTTAAAGTTCGTCATAGAAATCATGCGATGTACTCTGGAACAAATGGTGTTACAATTTCCAACATTAAACCAGATATGAGACCAACCAGCATTAGTGCTGACATTGATGCAACATCAACTGGTAATATTGGACTTGCAAATACTGCCAAGTTTGATACTTTTGAAAATGTTGGTGTTGGTACAACAAATCCAGGATATGCTCTCATTGGTAATGAGATTATTTCTTATACTGGACTTAGTGGTAATGCCCTTACTGGAATTTCACGAAATATTGATAATAAAGGATCATTCTTGCATAACTCTGGTGATTTGATTGCAAAGTATGAGTTAAATGGCGTTTCTCTCAGAAGAATCAATCGTGATCATACTCTTAGTGATGCAACTGTTCCCAATCCAAGAACTCTTGATTCATATGCAATTAAGGTTGATATGTCTAGCAATGGTATTGATAGATCAGTTAATACATCTTTCCCCAAACTTGGATTTAACTCAACCAAAAAAGTTGGTGGCGATAAAGTAACTGGTGGAAATAATATTCAGTTTGAAACTATTACTCCAAATGTACAAAACTTGAAGTTAACTGGAACAACTCTTAATGCAAGTGTAAGAACAGTTAGTGGAACAAGTGTTAATGGCAACGAACAGTCATTTGCTGATCAAGGTTATGAGAGCATTTCTCTTGGAGTTCCAAATGATCTTTCTACTCCAAGACTCCTTGCATCAAAGAAAAATGAAGATGTTCTTTTGAATGATCTTCCTGGCAATAAATCATTTACTCTCGATCTTGAATTTTTCTCTAATAATTCATTTGTTTCACCAGCAGTTGATCTTGATAGAGTTAACATGATCTTAACCTCAAATAGACTCAATGAACCTATTTCTGATTTTACTCAGGATAATAGAATTAGAGTCACAGGTGATGATCCTAATGCTGCGATTTATATTACTAAGAAAGTTGATTTGGCAAATCCAGCAAACTCAATCAAAGTTCTTCTAGATGCTTATAGAGATGAAACTGCTGAGATTAGAGTTCTCTATAAAATCTTTACTAATGATAGTGATATTGATTCAACTCCATATAATCTTTTCCCTGGATACAGTAACATCGATGATCTTGGAAATGTGATTGATCCAGCAAACAATACTGGACTTTCAAATACATTTGTAACTCCAAGTAATCCTGGCCAATATAAAGAATATGAGTTCTTTGTTGATGACCTTCCAGAGTTTACTGGATTCCAATTGAAGATTATTATGACAGGCACAAATCAGGCTAAACCACCGATTATCAAAAATCTTCGTGCCATTGCAGTGAGATAAAATGAAAGTTGAAGGACACCCAAATCTCAGACGTGATATGAATACTGGCGCTATCGTCAATACAAACGGTAACGCCTATAACAACTATCTAATCAATAAGGCAAAAAACGAAGCTGAGTCACAAGAAATACTAGATATGAAAGATGACATAAATTCCTTAAAGGAAGATATGTCAACGATTAAAGAACTTTTACTCAAACTCGCAGAAAAATAATGGACGCTAGTTTTACTTTTGACCCCAATTCTGGGGTTACTCAAGCAGTAAATCAAGTTATTTCTACTGGTGCTAGTTTTGTTGCCAATTATTCGGTAACAACAATTGGTGGAACAGCATTTAATTTCACTGGATATTCTGGTGCGGCTAGTTTAACTAAGTCTGTAAGTATTGGATCATCACTGTATGCTTTAAGATCTTTTAACGTCAGCCTGGGAACAACAGGATCTGATCCAAATCTTACTCTTGGACTTTCTGCTGCTAATACAATTGGGTTAAAAGAGGGTAGATACAAATACGATGTTCTTGTCAATAGTGGTACAACAGTTTACAGAATTGTTGAAGGAGATGTAATGGTCAGGGCAGGAGTTACATCCTCTGTCTAAATAGATCAGGAGGACTTATAATATGTCTCAACCATCAAATCGTCAAGGTCTTATCGATTATTGCCTTAGGCAACTTGGCGCACCAGTATTAGAAATCAATATTGCAGATGAACAGATCGATGATCTGGTGGATGATGCTATTCAATATTTTCAAGAGAGACACTATGATGGTGTCATGCAAATGCCCCTGAAATATCAAATTACTCAGGATGATATCAATAGAGGTAGAGCACCAGCAGGAGATGGTGGAGCAGTTGGCATCACAACAACCACAGTAACGCAAACAGTTGGTAATACATCTTCTTTTACCTACCAAGAAAACGGTAATTATATTCCACTTCCAGACTCCATCATTGGAGTCAATAAGATTTATAGATTTCCAGGAACTCAAACGATGAGTTCTGGAATGTTCAATGTAAAATATCAGTTGATGATGAATGATGTATATTTCTATGATTCTGTTGAACTGTTGTCATATGCAATGGTCAAGACAAAGTTAGAAGATATTGATTTCTTATTAAATCCACTAAAACAGATAAGATTTAATATTAGACAACAAAGACTTTATATTGATGCAGACTGGTCAGACTTTGCTGATGGCGATTATATCATTATTGATTGTTGGCGTGTTCTCGATCCCAACGATAATACCAAAGTATATAACGATAGATTTATTAAAAAATATTTGACTGCTACCATGAAGAAACAATGGGGACAAAACTTGATTAAGTTTCAAGGAGTCAAGTTACCTGGTGGTATTGAACTTAATGGAAGACAGATATATGACGATGCTGTTCTTGAACTGAAAGAAATACAAGATCAGATGTTATCTACTTACGAAATTCCACCTCTTGATCTTATCGGATAATGGCTTTAAATCCCTACTTTTCACAAGGAACCAGAGGTGAGCAGAGTCTTGTTCAAGATCTGATCAACGAACAACTCCGCATGTATGGAGTTGATGTTCATTATATTCCAAGAAAGTATTTAACAAAAAATACAATCATCAAAGAGGTTATTCAATCAAAATTTGATGATGCATATCCGATTGAGGCATATGTAAAATCAGATGCTTATGAGGGTGCTGGCATTTTGATGTCAAAGTTTGGTGTTCAGGCACAGGAAGATATTACTCTTGTCATTTCAAAAGATAGGTGGGAGACATATATTCAACCTTTGATGAAAAATGAATCAAATGTTGAATTGGTAACACGACCAAAAGAAGGAGATTTAATATATTTTCCACTTGATGATAGATTGTATGAGATCAAGTTTGTAGAACGTGCTGATCCTTTCTATCAACTACAAAAACTTTATACCTATGAACTGAGATGTGAAGTCTTCCGTTATGAGGATGAAACTCTGGATACTGGCATAGACTCTATTGATGATAGCACAAAGGATGCTGGTTACTCCGAGACTCTGACTCTTATTGGTATTGGATCCACTGCTACTGCAACTGCTACATTTGTAAATGGTGGCATCCAGTTTATTAGTCTGACAAATAGAGGTCAAGGATATACATCAACACCAACAGTTGCAATATCATCTGCTCCCTTTGGTGGCATTAATGCCGTTGCTGTTGCTATCACAACATCCAGAACTGGATTTGCAACAGCATATTCACTTGATAGTGTTGTTCTCACTAATCCTGGATCTGGATATACAGTGCCACCATCTGTGGCATTTGTTGGTGGCGGAGGAGCAGGAGCTGCTGCAACAGTTGGTATTGCCACCACAGGTGGTGTTGGTATCGTAACAGTAACTAGCGGTGGTACTGGATATTCGACAATACCAACAGTTACATTTAGTTCTCCTGGAACTGGCGTGACTGCCATTGGTGAGGCAATTGTAAGTTCTGCTGGAACTGTGACAGCAATCAGAATCTCAAATGCTGGTTATGGATATACAATTTCTCCAACGATTACAATCAGCGATCCATCATTGATTGGTTCAGGAGACTTTATCTTCAATGAAATTGTCACTGGTGGAACATCTGGAACTCAGGCAAGAGTCAAAGAATGGAACTCTTCGAACAATACACTTAGAGTTACTATTGCAACTGGAACCTTTACTTATGGTGAATCTATCACTGGGGCAGACTCTGGTGCGGTTTATACATTGAAGAATACCAATACGGATGATTTACTAGATACATTTGCGGATAATGACAATATTCAGACTGAGGCAGATGCAATTATTGACTGGACTCAACGAAATCCATTTGGCGAAGCATAAAAGTGTTAAATAGTTAACATAGATTTAATAAGTTAAAATGTTTGAATATTTTTACAATGAAGTTCTAAGAAGGACTGTTATTGCCTTTGGAACTTTATTTAATAACATCACAATCAAACATACTGACGGTAGCGATAATACTGTTAGCGTGATGAAAGTTCCTTTGGCTTATGGTCCAACTCAGAAATTTTTGGCACGTCTTGAACAACAACCAAATCTTAACAAACCAACCTCACTGACATTACCAAGAATGTCATTTGAGTTTACTGGTTTGACATACGATCCTTCAAGAAAAGTTTCTCAAACCCAAACATTTTTATCCAAGAAAGTCGGATCTGAAACGACTGTCAAAAAAGGTTATATGCCTGTTCCATATAATATGGATTTTCAACTTAGTATTATGACTAAGTTGAATGATGACGCATTGCAAATTGTTGAACAAATTCTTCCATATTTTCAACCATCATATAACGTTACTGTAACTCTCGTTGGAGAAATAAACGAAAAGAGAGATATTCCGATTATTTTAGATTCCGTAAGTTTTGTTGATGATTATGAAGGAGATTTTTCCACAAGAAGAGCATTGATTTATACTTTAAGATTTACTGCTAAGACGTATCTGTTTGGTCCTGTTCCTGATCAGAGTGCTGGTATTATTAAGAGAGCTACTCTTGATTATATGACTAACTTAGATACAAAGAATCCTAGAAGAGAACTTCGTTATACTGTAACACCAAGAGCAACACAAAATTATGTTGGAGATGCGTCTGCATTCCTTGATGAAGATGTTGAAAGCACTGAGACTATTCTAACTCTTACAAACACATCTCCATTTACAGAGAATACTTATGTTACCATTAATGATGAAGAAATGTTTATTGAATCCATCACTGATAATAACATCAAGGTTCAGAGGGGCAAAGATGGAACAATCGCTGTGAATCATGTTAAAGGATCTGGTGTCAATATTCTGAACAGTGCTGATGATGCTCTCATTGAAGTTGGAGATGACTTCGGTTTCAATGAAACTGTTTCTTTCTTCCAAGATTTTAGTGCAGACTAATGAAATTTGATGACCTAGATCAAACATTTGATGTCGCCACTGAAATAGTAGCGGCAACAAAGGATGTTAAAATAAAAAAACCAGAAGCTAACTCAGATCGATCTGATGTTAGAAAAGATTATGAATACACCAGAGGTAATCTTTATAGCATCATTGAAAAAGGACAGGAGGCTATTAATGGTATTCTTGAACTTGCACAAGAAAGTGAAATGCCAAGAGCATATGAGGTTGCTGGCCAGTTGATTAAGAGTGTTTCTGATGCTACTGATAAACTGATGGATCTTCAAAAGAAACTGAAAGATGTTGAGGAAGATATTCCAAAAGGTCCAACAAATGTCACAAATGCTTTATTTGTGGGATCAACTGCCGATCTTACAAAGATGTTAAAAGATGCACAAAAGTCACAAAATAAATAGATAAAACTGTGATTAAAATGCCCCAAAAGCATAGTAACGAATTACCATCTATTGAAGATATCGTTGGGCAAACCGTGTTACTTCCTTCGGTTGAAGAATATTTGCAGGAAGAGAGTGTAGAAGAAGATATTCAAGTTATTGACGATCTTGATGGCAATCCCAGCATTGAAATATCTGATGTTGTTAAGGCACCAGAATGGGGAGAACTTTTA